ATGAATTTTGAGAGGTGTTATATGTTTACAAATAAGAAATTAATTCGATTTGGTTTATCATTGTTTGTATTTTTAGGAATCATTAATTTTACAATCAGCTATTTCCAAACATATCTTGAAACAGCAGCAGATATTAAATGGGTAATTCCGGGAATTTGGCAAACTATTTTAATAGATGTTCCTCAAGGTATACTTGTTCTTTTAGGCGCAATTGCTTTATATGATTTCACAAAAGAGGCATCACAAAAAGACGCATCAATCTAAATGCGTCTTTTTTCAATTAGCAATTTCATAGAGAGTTTTGCTAAAGAAATAGAATGAAAAGCCCTAATTAGGGCTTTTTTCTTTGTAGGAATTTCTTATCCGTCATAGAAACCGGTCACTAGGAAATGTTATAACGAAACGCATTTACAGTACAGAAAAATCTAAGTGACAGACGGAAATATATAGGATATGGCACCATAATTATTGAGAAATTAATTGAATTTAGTAAGTATGAAGATATGACGCTAGAATTCATATTTTTTAATTTTTATTTGTCCCGCATTAACGGGCTGTTCGTAAAAGCCCGATTGGTGAGGGCTAATAATCAGTGGGGGATGAGCTAACCCTCCACTGATTAAAGTTTCACTTTATAAAAATGAGCCCATAGTAAAAATAGGTATATGAACAAGGTGCATCATTTAATGATAAGTCATACTTTGTTGGTGTACGTATTGAACTTAGTTTATAGTGCTATTCCTACTTAAATGTAACGAACAGAAACATAGGGAAGCATCGATGAGGTTGTATTTTATAAACGGAGGTTATGAAAATGAATCAGTTTCAACAAGAACTACAAGCGTTAAGTCTTAATGATTACCGATCTGGAAATATTGTCTATTGGGACCAGCAAAATCAATATCCATATTACTATATTGAAGATGCTGCTCGTCGCTGTGGCGGTTGTGGTCGTTGTGGTGGTTGTGGTGGAGGTCGTTGTGGCGGATTCCGTTGTGGTGGATTCCGTTGTATTGGTTGCTTCGGTTGTTTTGGTTGCGGGGGTTGCGGAGGTTGTGGCGGCTGTGGTGGTTGCTCTAACTGTTTTGATGGTTTTAGTGGTACTACTGATACTACTGGTACTATTATAACGTATGAATATTGATTGCATTTATCCTGCTATTTGCAGGGCAGTAAGACCCTAAAAAAATTCAGCGGGAGCAAAGAGAAGTTAGGTGGCGGACTACCCATAAAAGCCCAATTGGTGAGGGCTAATTAAAGTTTCACCTTATCAATTAAAAAACATTAGTTTTATATATGTACGTGCCGACAAAGAATATAGCCATTATTAATGGATATATTCAATCATTCAAGTGAAATAGTAACAATAAGATATATAGATGTAATCAAGAGGTGATAGATAAAGCAGTGACTAGATTTAAAATCTAATCATTGCTTTTTTCTTATGGTTTTATCATCAAATATCTGTCTGGTTTAGGGATTGATTTCTTCTAGCTAATGAATTTATTACAACTTTGTAAGGTTAATGTAATGTTAATCGATAGTAAATGAAGATGCTTGAGTGTAATTTAAATAAGATTAAAAAGTACTGTTTATCTATAAAATAATCGGGTAAATAATATGTAATTAGGAAGTGTATGAATATGATTGGACTAAAATCTATTATCCATTCGTATAAACGAAAGAGAAAAATAGCTAAAGATTTATACGGAAAAAGAGATGAATTGACACTGTTATTAAATGAATTTAATAAAATGAAATGTACAGTAACAACTGAAAAGAAGAAAAGCAATATATTATCTCGTTTGCAACTAATTTATCAAAATATGAAATTAGATAAGCAGTATCCTCTATCAGTTGCTTTTGATAGTAAATTATTGGAGCGATTAGAAAAAGAACCTCTACATACTATTGAGGATGGTGTAACATGTTTACATCTAATGTTAGATGTGAATTATGAGAAAATAAAACAATATGGTTCGAGTACAAGTAGGTCATTTGTTCCATTATCGCAGTCTTCTGTTTGTCTTGCTGATTGTATTTGTTTAACAGGAGTTGTAGTAGGTTTACTAGGAGCAATTTCATTTGGAGGATTACTGTTATCTATATGTTCAATTACATAACGGTTTATATTTGTAAAAAGGGCACCGAATTAAGGTGTTCTTTTTTGGTTTTTTTGTAAAGTTACTGTAAATGATAAGTACAATATATTATATACATTGTATAATTCAAATGTATTGAAATACAAATATAAAGAGGTGTTGTATATGATAATTACTTTTAATTTTTAAAAGAGTCGGTTTGATAATGATTTATGTAGATAAACAGTTTTTACGTTTCTTTTAAATACTTTGTTTAAATGGATTAGATTAAGTAACTATTTCTAGCTTTTTGATAATCAAGACAACTTAAGAAAGGAAGGAATCATTTTATGAAAAAATTAAGGCTGCTAACATTTGAAAATATAGTAGAACCTCTATTAAATGAAAAGGTATCATTTATATACTTTCCTATTGAATGGCTGGACATCGTAGAGATACATTATAAGACGTTTTTATTAACGAGTAAGTTGAAACGTTTGAATGAAAGATTGTATGATATGTTTTCGGATATATTGTTTATTCAGCATAATCCATACGTATTAAATGAAAATACACCATGGATTGTATCGAAAGAACCTATTAGACAAGAACAGCTCGATTATATTTTTCAAAGTTGGTATGAGATTATTCATGATTGGAAACCAAATCAATTAGTTGAGCCACCAAAATATGAATGGCAATCCGATTTGATTTCTAATTTGCCAGTACTACATGATAATGAAACGTATTCTAAGTGGGGGCCCGCTTTAATCTCACATATTTTTTGCGAGCGTCCTATATATTTAGAAAATACAAATGAAGAAGAGATCTATTTTTCTCCTCTTAGATCACAAAATATTTGTGAGGCGATGTCAGGACCGATAAAAGATGAAAAAACACAAGATTTTTTCTCCTATGTATATCGATTCGAATGCATAAGCCGTGGTGGTGAGAACGCTCCATTATTAAATATTTCAATAGGAATTCGGAGATTCTATCAAGAATATAAGATGATAGGTCAAACAAACCTTGATATAACAACGTTTGTTTGACCTATTTTAATGAATTGCAAACATTTTGCAAACATACGTTATCCAAAGATGCTTTTACCAAAGTTTTTAACGGCTTCTTCTTGCATATTCGGTAAAACATGAGAATAGACACTTAATGTCATTGAAATATCTGTATGACCTAATCTCTCACTGATGATTTTAGGGTTAACTCCTTGTTTCAATAGTATAGTTGCGTGTGTATGTCTTAAATCATGGAATTTAATTTCTTTTATACCTATTTTGTGTGTCGCCCTAATGAAACTTTTTCTGAAAGGTGCTCTTTTTATGATTCTTCCAAACTCATTACAATTTATTAAATCTTGATCTAGATAAGCAGAACCAAACCTTAATTTCTCTTTATTAATTAAAATTTTATGTTTTTTTAAGGCGGCTATTGTTTCATCAGGTACAGGAATTGTGCGTTTTGACGAATTTGTTTTTGCAGTTTTTTTGATCTTATTGTCATGGCCAGATGTTTGATTTATTGTAACGGTATGTTTTTCAAAATCAACATCCTGCCATCGTAAACCTAAAACTTCTCCCAGACGCATACCTGTAGTTATTGCAAGTAGATACCCAATGTGATATCGTGATTCTTGTGAATGAGCTAAAAACTTTTTTACTTCTTCCTCTGTCCAAGTCTGGATAGGGGTTTTTTCTTTTTTAGGTATCTCAGCAAAATCTGCTGGATTTCGAGACATAATATTTTGTTTTACGGCTAGGTTTAAAGCGCTTTTTAAAATTCTATGCATAAGCAGAATAGAATTGCTTGCAATCCCTTTATCTATCGCAGTCTTATAGCATTTTTGAATGTGCATAACATTTAATTTATGAAGCGCGACCATTCCTATACTAGGTATAACATGTTGGTTGATAAATGCCCTATAGCCAGCAAAGGTGCTCTTTTCTATGCTCATACTTTTAATTTCTAGCCAATGATTTAGATAATCTTTTAATGTAACTTTAGAGGGCTCTATAAAAGTTCCTTCATTCAACTCTGTAATCTTTTTTGCTACATCGGCCTGTGCTTCTTTTTTTGTCTTATATCCAGAAAACCACTTCTGTCTTCTTTTTCCTGTCTCTGGATCAGGGCCGATATCAATAACGATGCAATATTTATTTCCTCTTTTTCGAATATGTCCTTTCACTTAAAACACTCCTTCATTTGTTTTGAATCATGTTGTATAAGTCTAGTTGTAATTTTGCTGCTATGAAAATTACATGTTTGGACATATCAGCGATGGATATATTTTACCATATATAAATAAATTCAGTTATAGGATATGATTGTCTGCTCTTTGTAAATTATAAAAATATTAACGGATTTGTATGAAGAGAGAAGGGGTGAGAATATAGAATGTTTACAAGAAAATAAAAAATAATTTTAGAGAAAAAACTCCTTTAAGTATTTTACACTGACTTGCATTACTTCAATATATTTCGAATAGTTATTTATTTTAAATTCATATTGTAATCATTTCAACAGGAGAATGTAATTTAGGTTTAGTGAATTATGATAGAAACAAAGAGCGCCCTTTATATTAGGGCGCTCTTTGTTAAATTGCAACAGTCTTTTGCATATTTTTTCTAATGTGTTTGTTTATCTCGTTGTTTAATTCTTGTTCCCGATCAAAAATCAGTACTTTAGCATCGTTAGAATCTTGCATGTAAACCTTTACTAGACAATCATTTTTATCAAAATGATAGAAGTATAAGAGATCGCTACCGTCTTTTACTGTGCACTTCATTTCGCAGACAATCCCAATTTCATTTTTGTAGTAGTTAACATAAAAATAATTATCCAATTTTACATTTTCTAATAAATTATAGGGTGTCAAAACAGGGGAGTGTAATAAATCATATATCCGTTTGACATCAGTATTTGGCATTTTTTACTCCTCCAATTGTTATTAATATAACCTCTATCGTATTGTAACAGATTCTTTACGAATTTATATTATCCTCCAACACTTTTTCTACAAATTCTATGATTTGAGGTAGTTTTTCATAGGCGATATCATAATCTTCTATAGTCCATTCTTTTTTTGGAGCGCCAATTTCAGCTTTAAGATAAGTACTAAAGTACACGGCTAACATTCCACCATTATCGCGAATTTGTCTTGGAATCCAAGAGTATTTTTGCCTAAAAAGACTAATGCTCTTCAAATCATCGGCTTTTTTATCTATAGAAAATTTAACCAATAAATCTGGAACAATTTTTTCTTTTATTGTGATATCAATATCTTTTCTTTTGCTTTCGAAATAAAGGTCAGGGCGTTTAATAGCAGCATTTTCAGCTGAAGCCTGATTAACGATTCTTTCCGCTTCTTCCCGTTTAAGGTTTAGTAGCTTTTGTATATCGAGAATTTTTTGTTCTCTTTCTCTATCTTCCAGTCTCTTTTGTTCAATTAGTTTTGTTGTTAAATACGTATCACCTATAAGTGTCCCCGATCCACTTTCTGTTGCTTCACCAATTGGGTCATCTCGATGTTTAGTAGAAGAAGATGAGTTAGGCGTATTATTTTCTTCCGTATTATCTAAACTATCATACGCTTTAAGATGTCTAATGACTTCACTTTCCTGAATTTCTGTTTTATAATATTCCCATAATTCATCTAATGCTAAATGCTTATGAGCTACAATTTGTCCAACATTATCATCGGCTTTTTTTACCTCATTTTGTGGAATGGATCTTAAAATTCTACCAACAAATTGAGCATAGGGTAAGGGATTACGGAATGCTCTAAATATGGCAGCAATAGAAAGGTAGGGGTGATCATATCCTTCACCTAACATAGAGACATTAATAACGACTTTTACTCGATGGTTTTTTATATTACTAAACGCTCTTTCTTTCTCTTCGGGAAGTAAATCACTATGTATTATAGCAGTGGAATATCCTTCTTCGTTGTAAAGTCTTTCTATCTCTTTAGCATGTGTTATATCTGATGCTACGGCTATAATCTTATGAGGAACAGTTGTATTTATTAATTTTTCTTCGAGTAAATTAATACTTTTCTGAACAACGCTTTTGGAACACTCAGTAGAATAAGCTACCGATCTACTGACCCAATCTTCATTTTTTAATCCTAATTTATAAATTTCTTCTATTGAATGTTTTTTCGTATAATCTCCATCGATTGTTAAATATAGCTTTTCTGGTATGTATTTAAAGTTTTCTAAAGATTTTACATAACCATTTGCCATCGCTTGGCTTAATTTATATTTATATATTAGTTCTCCAGCTATTTTTTCTTTATCCGTTCTGAAGGGGGTTCCTGTTACCTTAACAACTTTTGCTTTTGAAAAATATTGAGTTGTTTCTACCCATGTTTTAGCTACAGAATGATGTGCTTCATCTATTATGATTAAATCAAAAAAGTTGTCTGGAAGGAAATTTAAGGGTGATGAATTTAATCTACTTTGAAGCTTTTGAATATTAACTACTACGATGTTTGCTGCTTCTAAAACTTCTCTCCTTGTTTTTGACCCTTCAAACTCAACTAATGCAGGTAAATCACTTGGACGATCAAATACTTTTTGTTTTAACCAAAAATTATTAGGTAATATGGGGTTTAATGCATCTATTACGGTTTCTTTGATGACAATTTGAGGTGCAATTATTAAGACGCGTCCTTTACTAATTCCATATGGAAGTAATGCCATTACACCTGTCTTGCCTACGCCAGTAGGGAGAACCATAACTGCGTGAGATGTTTTTTCTTTGATAATAAAATGTTCGTATACATGGTAATACCCTTGTTTTTGCGGTTCTCTCAAATGTTCATTTTCATAGATGGAAGGTTGCGCATCTATAAAGTAATTAGGATTATAATCGAAGCCCATTTTAAATCTCTCCTTCTATTAGTTTGGTTATAGGAAAAGGAATACATTAACTATAATTGAATAATAGCATGTTAACCTAATTACTGTAAAATTAAATTCAGAAAAGAAAGAATATACAGAAAGATATAGATGTTTGAAGGGGATAAATAAGCTGAAAACGAAATAAAAAAATTTAATTATAAAATAAATACTGAATTATATGGATAATCTATATTTCTCAAGTATTTTCAGAATATGAGAGAATAGTTGTTTGAATTATTTATGATAGAATATTCTTAATAATATAATTTGACGGAACGAAAAAGACCCATAGCGTGTGTAATTGTGCTGGGAACACTTTTACACCGTTTGCCCTAATTGTAGTAGGGAAAACATTTGCCATGAGCCTTTCAGTTACGACTATGCGTAACATATACGGCTAGTATAACACAGCTTTTAGATGTAATTCATCATTAAGGTGCGTTTTCATGATAGGGAAGTGTGTCTTGTTCCAATAAGGGGGACAAAACATGTGGAAAGCTCTAAATCAAATTGAAAAAGAGTTATGTGCAGCTGGGATAAGGAAAAATAAACTAGCAAATTATTGGGGAGTTAAGCCAAGTACTGTTACAAAAATTTTTAAGGGTAACACAGACATGAGTTTTGGTTTTCTTTCCAAAACGGTCATTCTATTAAACAAGAGAATACAGGTTCAAGAAAATATATTAACAGATTATATAGATGTAACAAAACCGAAATCAGAAAACTTACGTGAAGCAATGGAGGATCTAGCTTTAAGAGGAAAGTTTAATCTTTTAATTAATATTATTAATAGTGAATCACAATCAAAGGTATCAGAAAATAGAGAATTCGCTAATGTGTATCGAATTATTTACAAACGATATATAGGTGAACTTAATACGGCGCATTACCATCAGGCATTAAGCTTGGAGAGTAAATCAATAAGAACTACAGAGATGGAAGTGTTAATTGAAATTTTATTATGCCAAGCGCAATATCAATCAGGAAACTTTACTTCTTTAAATGAGCGATTGAAAGCTCTTGAAATAAAAATAAGTAAAATAAGTAATAGATACATTAGAGAGTGCTATAAATTACGATATAAAGAAGCTATTGCCGTTACTTCTTTACAGGGTGGTGAAGTCATTGAAGCAAGACAAGTTTGTATGGATCTATTAGATGATCTTGAATGGGATAACTTTTTTTCTTTTCCAAAATTAAATGCATATTTAAAGTTAGGTGAATCGTATATTTTTTCAGCGAATGAATATGAGAGGGCAAAATATTATTTGGAAAAGACCCTAGAAGTGATAGGGAATAGCAAGACTAATGGAATTGAGAGAAAAAGAAAAATGGTGCAACATACATTAGCATTTCTAAAGATTCATCATGATAAAGAAATTAGTAGCTTAGATGTTGTTCATCCAGGTGAACTAGCATATTTAAGGATTAAACAAGGTAATAGGATGGAAGCGAGAAAATTATTGGACCAATTACAAGAGAAGAATGGAAGATTAACAGACATACAGACTGCATATTTAGGTTTAACATATGAAGGTACTAAAAAAGAAGAGTTAATGAAACGTTCTCTTTTGATGTGTCAAAAATCAGGGAATATATTTTATTCGAATTTACCAAAAATTCACTTGGGTTTAATTTGAATAATTGGTATAATTATCTTTGGAAAGAGGTGAAATAATGAAGAAAATAATTACAATCATTCCTGCACTATTAATAGCTGCTACATTATTCATTAACACTGATTCTATAAAAGAAAAACCTAGTACAAATGATTCAAAACCTACAGTTCAACATATGATGGTTGATCCTGGTGGAGGTTGGTAAAATACATAATAAATAAAGGTTTATATATATTACAAATGACATCGTCTTAATTGACGATGTCATTTGTAATTTTAGGAGAAATTTCTTTTTCCGCTGAAAGAAGAAAAAAGAAATTTTTGTAAAAAAAATACAAAAATATAAAGAGGGAGATTGAAGAAGATGAAGAGCAAAGAAGGGGAAGTTAATCTAATTAAACAAGCTTTATTACTTTTGCAAGAAGAGGATAATCCAAAAGAGAAATTATTTTCTATTTGTTTGAGTGAATCCAAAAAAGAAAAAGTTATGTAAAAAAGACTATCTAACTTTTGTGATAGTCTTTTTACACTACATATTTCCTTTAGATTTCTCGTAGTTCACAAACATCTCTAATTGCTCTAATGCTTTTTTTCGTTGTTCTTCGGGTAAGTCATTAATGATCTGAAGAATTTCGTGTGCTTCCTTTGTTAGCTGTAAGTCTTCGCCTGCTGTTAAATCTGGTGAATCAGATAAACCTAACAAGTAATCTGTTGTTACTTTTAAATAATTTGCTATCTTCTGAAGTGTACGTGTACCGGGTGCTTTTTTCCCCTCGACATAATTATAAACAGAAACATGACTAACACCAATTGCATCAGCTAACTGTTGTTGGGTGATGCTCTTTTTTTCAATTAATGATTTCAACCTCTCATGACTAAACATAATAAAAAACACCCCAAGTTTATTTTATATGAAATTATTTTTTCTTAACTACTATTATGGTGTCACACTGTCATTATATATTAACTATCAGTTAAGTGGAAAGGTAATTTTTTGGGTAAAAGTTCTAGGAAACACTTGAACTTAACTTTAGGTTAAGTTATTATGTAATTAACAACAAAAACGGAAGAGAGGAGTTGTTTATGAAAACTCTAAAGCAGCTACGTGTAGAACAGGGATATACATGTAGGGAGGTAGCTGAAGCCGTGGGTATTACTGAAGTTTATTATTGGTATATAGAAAACGGGAAGCGTCGACCTTATTATGATTTAATTGTGAAAATTGCTGAGTTTTTTAAAGTGAAATTAGATGCAATTAAAATTTTTTGTCCTTAACTTAACCTTAAGTTAAGTTATTGTTGGTTAAGTAAATTAGAAAGGAGCAAAACAAAATGGGATTAGATCAAATCATTAAAGAGTCAATCCGCGAAGTTGTTCGCGAAGAAATTCAAGCAGCTTTAGCTTCATTTCAACAACAATCACAACCAAACAAGGTAATGAGGGTGAAAGAAGCAGCTGCTTACCTCAATATAGCAGTTTGTAGAATGTATGAATTAGCAAATCATCCACATTTTCCAGTGATTAGGGAAGGACGTAAATTACTTTTCTTGCAAAAGGATTTAGAAGCTTGGCTTGAAGCACAAAAGGAGGTGATTTAGTGGAAGACACAACATCATTAGCTATATTAGCGATATTAATTGCATGTGGTTCATGTTTGTTTTATATAACTTATGAGCCGATAAAACAATGGGCTTGGAGTGATGTGAAGAAAAGAAAAAAGACCCATGGCAGTGGGTCCTTTTCAAAAAACAAGTTGTTATAAGTATACCACGGAAAGTAGGGAAATAGCACATTGGTTTGATGAAAAGGAGTGAAAGTTATGAACAACAACGTATTACAAATAGGGCAAATAAATTTTCGTGGCAATGTTATAGACCATGGATGGTTTAAAACACTTACATTAGATAATGGTAAACCTAATATTGTTGCAATTACTATCTTAGGAGAAATTGTTTATTGGTATAAACCTACTGAAGTAAGAAGTGAAGAATCTAGTCAAGTTCAATATAAACAAAAGTTTAAGGCGGACACGCTTCAAAAGAGTTATCAACAATTAGCCGATTCATTTGGATTTACAAAAAGACAAGTAAAAGAAGCATGTGACTTTCTGAAAGAACGTGGACTTATAAAAATTGAATTTAGGACAATTCTTGTTAACGGAACTAGGTGTAATAACGTTATGTATGTTGAACCTGTACCTGAAATGATTCAGAAAATTTCCATCATGTATTGGGGAAATGGCAACCCTCCTACACTGAAAAGTGATAGCCCTGTGACTTTAGAAAGCAAGAGGGTCTTACATTCTAAAGCAATACCCTCCTCCGATAAAACGGAAGAGTCTCTTACACTAGAACGTAAGACAAATACAGAGATTACTACAAATATTACTACAAATATAAATGATGATGCTACTTCATCTCAGAAATTAATAAATCAAGAATTTAAAATTAGTTACAACTTTTTACTTAAAAAGGGAATTCCGTTAAGTGAAATTGCAATTCAAGAATTAGGTGAGTTTTGCGATAGATTCGGTAATGAATTAATTATTCACGCTGTTAATAAAGCAATTGATGAAAATGTACCAAAGTGGAGATATATTCGCAGTATTTTAAGTAGTTGGGAAAAGGAAAAAGTAAAAACATTAAATGATGTTGCTGCTTTAGATACTCGATTTGAAATGAGTAAGAAAAACAACAAACGTACTGGTAAAGGTTATTCCAAACGAACTGAAGTTGTACCGGATTGGTTACGCAAACAAGAAGAACAAGAGCCAATACAGCAGCCACAGCAAACTCAAAGCGATAATCTTGAAGATAATAAGAAACGTTTGGATGAGATTCTAAATAAATATAAAAATACTAAAGGAGAGTAAGGTATGAAAAATACAGGCGTTGCAAGAAAAGTGGACGAGCTAGGTCGTGTAGTAATTCCAGTAGAGTTACGCAGAACTTTAGGTATTACCAAAGGAACGGCACTAGATTTTCATATCGATGGTGAAAACATTGTTTTAAGAAAACATGAAAAGTCATGCTTTGTAACGGGTGAAGTTTCTGAAACCAACATAGAGTTGCTTGGTGGCCGAATGTTTTTAAGCAAGGAAGGGGCAAGTGAATTACTGGATTTTATTCAGAAGAGTGGGATGGCACATGCCTAAGCAACTAAATATTTTTGATGTAGAGCCAGCAATTTGTGAGTTCGATGCAATGAAGGCAAATGTGAAGAGAGGAACTGGACGCACTACATACGCTGACGTACGCGTCCAAGTTCCAACGAATGCGAAGTGTACGGATGAATTACCACGCACAACTAAACAAGATGATCGCTATGATATTTTTGAACAGTATGTAATGGCAATATGGAGATTTCAAAGAGCTGTAGATAAGTTTTTTAATTGGGATACAGCTGAAGAATTGTGTAAGGCAGCCAGGGATAAAAAAGAAATAATTCCGGTACGGGTTTATTTAGGAAGTGGTTTTAAACCTGATGTTGTCGAGTACATGCGGTAGTAAAAAGGAGAGGGACATATGAAAAAAATAGAAATTGATGTTAGTAGCAACAAACTTTTAATAGTGAAGGACGGAAATGTAACAGCAGTAAATCCACCAATGAGTGGATTCGGTGAGCAAGTTGCGGTTTGGGTAAACGGTAAAGTTGATCGTGTAGATACTAAGTTTACTGAAAAGATAAAATAATTTTTTACTAGAAAGTAGGTTCGCTTATGAGTGTAGCGAGAAACCATGAAGCGATGAAGGAATCACGGTTGAAGGTATACATCGCTTTAGAAGAAGCTAACTTCATTTGGGATGAAAGAGATGTAATTCGTTTTCGTGAAATGTGGAGTCAGGGCATGAGCTTGCCAAAGATGGCAAAAACGTTAAAAAGGCATCAAGCGGAAGTTGCACTCCTTGTAATAGATCAGGCTGATAAGTATTTAATTGAAAATCGTCCGTTAGGATTAGGAATTTGCTAAATAGGAAGGGGAAAATAAAATGAACGTTATGGAAAACGGTGTATATGAAACAACTAAATTAGTTAGTAAATCAAAGGAAGGACAAGCTGTAATGAATATCAATCATATTTGTGAATTAGATCAATATCAAGAAGCGGCATTACGTACATGGAATACAAATAAAGATTTCGGTGGACGTGTTTTAAATGCAGCATTAGGTCTTACGGGAGAAGCTGGTGAGGTTGCCGATGTTGTAAAAAAAGCAATTTTTCATGGTCATGGATTTGATCCAGCTCATTGTCCAGGAGAAGAAGAAGGAAATACACATAAAATCGCTTTAGAGCTAGGGGACATCTTGTACTACATTTCAATTATGTCTCATGAAATGGGATATACCCTAGAAGATATTGCTCAAATGAATATATCTAAATTAGAAAAAAGATACCCAGCCGGATTTAGTCGAGAAGCTAGTCAAAATCGTGTAGATATGAAATGAAAATTGTAATAAAAAAGAGCCATGAGTGGAAAGGCTCGTAGCTCTTTTTTATAAGGGTAATGATTTTATATATAAATATTATCATATAATCCCAAAAAATTCAATGTCAGTCAATTAATTGGTATAAAAATTAGTCAGAAGGGGTTTCCTTAACAACAATTGGCTATTGATGGTTAAAGTGTATTTCAAAAGAGAAATAAATTAACTTTGTAATTAAACTTTAAATATTAATTACTGTAGCAGTTATATTTCTTTCACTAATAGTGTTAGTTGATGTACCAATTCCCGAGGCATTCAGAGATAGACTGTATACATATGTGCCAGGGGGAGGGGTATCTATCCAGACTATTGAAACGTTGTGTGTTAAATTTGTTGAAACATTTATTGGTTTTTGAATATCGTCTTGAAGTTCCATCTGAACCGCAATAGTAAAGACACCTCTTTTTAGAGCAAGAATTGAAGATACAGTAAATTCTGTAAGGGGGCCTAGGGAAACATAATCAGATCTAAAAACTCCTTCTAACTTTACTATTTGATTAACCCCTACACTAATAGCTGGTAATACAAGGTTAGTTGGACTGATTGTAGGAATATGACTTTGGTTAAATGTAAGTGAAACAATGCCAGGTGGCCCGGTATCTCCCGTAGGTCCAGTGTTACCAGTAGGCCCGGTATCTCCCGTAGGTCCGGTGTTGCCAGTAGGCCCGGTATCTCCTGTAGGCCCGGTGTTGCCAGTAGGTCCAGTGTTACCAGTAGGCCCGGTATCTCCCGTAGGTCCGGTGTTGCCAGTAGATCCAGTGTTACCGGTAGATCCGGTATTACCAGTAGGTCCGGTAGCACCCGTTGCTCCAGTGGGACCTGTAGGGAATTGGAAAGGTTGCATAGGTGGAAGTGTAGGTCCGATTGAACCTGGATTAAATGCAGCGAAGGATAAAAACTCGTCCATTATAATTCACCTCTAAAAAATTCGTAGTACTAATAGTAAATGCAACAGTAGAATAAAGTGAAATGGACATGTGGTGGCATTTTAAAAATTAAATAAAAGCCATTATTTTATAAAAAAAGAGCAGCTAGCAAAAGCTAACTGTTTGGCTTGTTAAAGGTAGAGAATATAATATTTTTAATCAATTAGATAATTCTGGTAATATAACGATTTATAAATACGAGGGGATTTTTGTGTATATGAAAAGTTTTAAAATGTTTTTTGATGTATTAATGGTTAGGAAAACATAAATCAGGAAATAAAACCTGATATTCCTGGTTTAATCGAAGGTCAGTAGTTGAGTTTGTAAAGTGTATATAATTTTTTTCTAATTTATCTAGTGTTACCAGGTGATAAGTACCTAATCCATGCTGGATGCTATGTTTAGAAAGAGTAGGACCAATTTGTAATTTTCGATTTTTCATAGCTGTATTCCAGGGGCTGTAAAAGAATTTTAAAACGAAAGCGGGATACATGTAAATCATAAATGGATGCGGTGACCAATGTCGTCCTGCCCAATAACTACCATGAAAATAATTGTGGACTAATCTACCGCCATAGTATGGGGCAGGTGGATTAGGGGTGAGTATTTTCCCATGATAACGTTGTTTGACAAGGGGAATTCCGTATCTCGGATTGGTATAACCGTGAGTAGGATCATCTATCATCAGAATAGTCCTAATAGCGTACATGTTTTGCCCTAAAGTAGCAAGAGATGAGAAAAAGGCATGCTTATCAACACAGCAAAGAAATTCAGTGGTATTTAACACCATTTTCCATCCCATAATTTCTTTTTCTATGTTCATTACTTCTTGATCAACTAATATGGCATCAAATTCTAATACTTCTGAATCGCGGATTTCCCAATGAGGTGCAAATAATTTGCAAATTTCAACTGAACGATCAGTAGACCCACGATTAATAAGAATGCCGTGATCAAATAATTTTGTGTGGTGCATTAACCACCAAGGGAGTAGATACTCTTCATTGTAGAAATGGGAAATTAAAGTTGCATTAATGATAAACCCTCCTTTTAGAAAAGGATAAAATACATTTTGCTCTAATATAGTATGATGCTTATCCTTATAAGCCTTAGTTAGAAATAAAATAGAAAAAAGGCACTATAAAATAGTGCCCACATTCAATTTGCAGGAGTATTATGAGGAAACTTAAGTAGGTGGCTTAAGTTTCTCTGTAATAATTATGAATCTATGATTATAAAAATGCCTATATTTTAGAGGGGAGTTAGGGAGTATTTGTATACAGTGAAATCCTTTTTGAAAATATCTTCAACTAATTGAATAGTTTCGGAGTCATAAAAACTTTCATATGTTGGGAGTCGTGGGAATAGAGGGTCAGTAATATCAGCATCTGCATAGTTACCTTTAAAAATGGTGATCTCACTTTGATGATGCCATGACTTAGTTAATATATCTAATGGGGACTTCTTTAAGTCGTATATCTTCTCTAAATTTGAGATTTCAGAAGAGAAATTTTCAAGGTGAATATAGTTTTTAACAAACTTTTCTTCATCTTGGACATATTGTTGCACATAGTGGGGGTTCACATCATCTAAATTATTCATATGTGCTTTTAAGTAATATAAAAAAAGTTTAAAGGAGATTTTTTTATTACAGTTTTTATCATGATATAAAAACTGTCTAATTGGGTGCCATTCGGGATGTTCAATATTTGGTGGAGGAATTAGTGAGAGAAATGAACTTACTGCCCTTTTATAGGGATTTCTTACAAGTTTATATGTCGGTTTTTCATTTGTGGATAATGCATTAGCAAGTCCAGTAAAGTAGTATACTGAATTTTTGTAAATGTCGAACTCATAATTATGGATGAATGGGTTATATTTAATAGCTTCCTTAAACAAGTTGATTTGATAAAAAAACCAATGAGCAAGTGATGTACATCCACTTTTTTGACTCCAAAATAATATTATGGGGAATTCTTGATGAAAATGGGGTCCACGGGCGTATTTCATAATGAAGTCATAAATATTTGAGTTAGTCATATGTTACCTCCCATCATATTCTAGAAATCTCATCTTTGTATATGGTATGGAGAAAATTCTATATATATGATAAAAGGCTTGCAGGGCTATCAATTACTTTATAAAAGCGTTAATTTAGCAAAAAGAGTATCTAACATAAGTTAAATACTCTTTGACTTAAAATAACTCTTTAGATGTATCTCTAATTGAATAGTTCTCACTAAAATTTACAGTAGCAGAAATCTTTTGTTCTTTATCGTCAGCAACGTATCCGGATAGGTAAATCTCATGTGTTCTATATTCTTCCGGAGGCTCAACTTTTTCAATTACAATATCAAGGTGCTTCTCTTTTTTAAAGTAACCAATTGTAACTAGTTTAGCAGTTTGTTTTACTGCTGGCCATTCTTCGCTGTATTCTTTTGGAATGGATTGAGACGATACAAAATGAATAAATATAATCGGGATAGTTAGAAATAATATACTTACAATTACGTAGCGTAATAATTTTCTTCCCATAATGTGTCACCTGCTTATGATGTTTTATTTAATTTAGTCAACGTTTTGTATGATAAACCAACATTAACCAATTTACTATCAATTTAGGTGACATTAATATTACAAATTTGTAAGGTTTGTAAGAAAAATAGACCAATAAAATTTAACAAAATAGTTATTTGATAGAATTTTGATAAAAAGCGATGATCATTTACTCACTCCTTGATTGATGACAATCGCTTATGTATTGAAAAGTTATTCAGCTATTTGAAATATAGTTTCATTAGGTCTGGAGAATCCATATAGTTTCCTTGCGAACTTTAAAATACCTTCTTCGCTCTCTGTTAAAGTTCTAACATCGTTTTCAAAATAACGTCCTATTAGTTCTAATTCAGACAATTTTTTCTTTTCTTTATTAAGGGTAATTTGTTTTTCTTGAATCATATCTTCTTGTTTATAAATGCAGATTTGAATGGAAATAACCATAGGTAGCATAAAAGCAAGTGCTAATAACAGACGACGTCTTAGCTTTTTATTCGTTTGTTGATTCTTATTAGGTTCAATTTGTTTTTTTGAGATTGATTGTTGTGGTGTTAAATTTTGGACACTACCCATTTTAAAGCCTCCATTACTTATGTATAGAATTTAAATTGTTTAAAAGTATTATATATGCTAAATAGCTAAATTTGAATCTATTTGGATAAAGGGAGGTTTTATTAAATTTAAATAAAAATGTTATTTGAATAGAGAAGCCCTAGATTTAGGGGGTCTAGGGCTTCAAATCTGAGTATATCTCACACGGCATTATAAAGAGAAAAGAACGTACTGAAGATAACATATGAATGTTTCATAAATGTATCAAAAAAGCGAACAAATTCTTTATTTCAAAACTAAAGAGCGCCTTTTAAAGCGCCCTATGACTAAGATGTATATTGAAAAAAAGGTTCACATCATATTGTATGTATGTTTTTAATGATAGTGCAATTTTGAAACAAAATCGTTATTTTAATTAGTTTAGCCCCTTGAAGGGCGCTCCAAGGGGCTAAGATTCGAGAACTTGTAAACTCTTGTTTAATTACATGAAAACTCCCTAAGGAGAATCTAGGATATTGTAACACTCAACTGATTATTTTGACAACTATATATTGGTAAAAGAAGCCCCAATTATCTACGAGGCTTCTAAGGGTAATTGTCAAGTGATGACGTACTCGACTAATTAACAATATCATGAATTTTTTGGTAAAAATACTGGTAAATGTGTCCAAATAGGTGAGGTGTGATTTTCAACAAAAACGCTATTTTAATAAATAGGGAGGATGAATGATGGTTGTAGAAGCGAAGGTGAAATTTGAATTAGATGAAGAACAAAAATTACAGTTTCAAAATGTAAGGGAAAACGAAGGGGAACAAGAAGCGTTTTACTTTCTAGAGGAATTGATAATGAAAGGAATTGATTTAGCTGAATTTGTAGAGATGGAGTACAAGGATAAAAAATAACATTTCAGTCAAATCGAAAGGGGAAACTGTAATGGAAGTAGTGGAGATCGAAGGGCAGTTATCGATATTTGAAATAGATGAAACGAAAATTAAGCTGTATGAAGTCCTGGAGGCTAATGGCTACCATTGTCAGATTAGAAGCTATTACTTACACAATGATTACATGGGTGAAGTTAAGTACTTCTATATTAGAACAACAGACGACACAATTATTGATATGTGTTTGAGCGAGTTTCCTGAAGTATTTACGGTGTATGAGGGATTCAGTGAAGTGGAGATCCAGAAGATATACAAAGGAAGATTACAATAAAAATTTCATTTTGTTATAAAGAAAAGACACTAACAAGAGTGTCTCAATGGGAGTTATATCTTTCGGAACGGGATGTTGCTTTGTCTCGATTTACTTGCGCACTTAGTTTAATTAATAGGTCACGATCTATAAGTAATACATCGTTGGCATGTGCTAATTTACGTGCTGGTTCTGTGAAATAGTTATTAGTTACAACCCAAGCGTGAGCAGCATCGTAATATCTTTTAGCTCCAACAACTTCTTGGACTGATTGAATACCAACTTTATTTTTATAGCGTTTTGCTTGTACAACAATTTTGTTACCATTATTTTTTAAAATCAAGTCGGCTCCAAAGTCACCAGAACTTTTAGTAACTTCTGTTTGGTATCCGAGGGATTGGTATAAGGAACTTAAATATTCCTCAAATCGTCGACCATTCATTTGATCAATTTGATTAATGTTGGATTGACGAAGTTGATTTAAATAAATGTTATATGCCTTCTTATTTTTATGTTTCTTGTAACGATCTAGAGGCCAGAAGATAATTAAAATTAGTAGGCATAATGGCCAAATTTCTTCAAACATAATTCGAACTCCTTTTTTGCAAATATAGCTATATATCAAATTATATATTAATAGATTTATATTTGAAAATAAATATGTGTATGAGAGAAAAACTCAACAAAATAATCCTTTTGTTTATAGAAAAACAAGCTACCACGTTTCATTGATTGGGAATCTTTTCTAAGGTATGCTTAAGGGGATGGGAATAAAAAGAATATTTTCAAGAGGAAAGGGATTAATTTATGTTAGGAAATTGGTTTAATAAATTAAAAGAACCTAAATGTATACATAAATATAAACTTATTAAAAGTCATGACAATGAAGATTTTAAAGCTGGTAAGATGGGGATAGTTAGTCATTATAAATGTGAAAAGTGTGGGACAGAGAAGGAAATTAGCAAATATACTAATGATGTTAATAGTGACTATTGGGATATTTAAAATAACATTCGAATATAGTCCGGCTAGAAAACTAGAGGACACCAATTCATTAAAGCAGCCATTAAAGCTGTTTTAGGAATAGGTGTCCTCTTTATTTTGAAAAAGGAGATGGGGAAATGAAGGTGTTAAAGGATCAGCTATGTGAATGGAAAAAGCAATCAAACCAACCGAAAAAGAAAAATAAGAAAAAACGAGAAGAGAAATTTAGCACTCGTGAAATTGAGGATTTAATGGGCATGCATAGACCTTGTTATGAACGAAGACGTGGAGCAATAAGACAAAAGTAATTTAAAAATAAAAAGGAGTGGTCTTACATGACTAAACAATTATCTTTCTTACCAAAAATCGATAGAACAGCGACACAAGAGGAATTAGAAGGCGTCTTGGAAAGTGTACGTATACATAGACAATTTGGGATGATGCGTAAAGAAATGAAAGTCACTCCTTCTTATGAAGTACGTGAGCATGGTCCTACACATACAGTTGGGAAACCATTAGAAGATGTTGCTTTAGCAAATATTCAACAAAGTAAACGAGAAGAGAGGCTTGAGAAAATGTCATTACGTATTGATCAGTTTCTAACGCGATTAGGAAACGGACGTGCAGGAAGCATTCAAAGAGATATTATTTATAAACGTTATTTAGAAGAAGAGGACGTATGTGATTACATGGTTTATAACGAAATAGGGATGTCAGAGCGTACTTATCGACGTTGGAAGTCTAAAGCTTTTTATAAGCTTGCTTTTGCACTTGGATTAGAAGTTTACGAGACAGAAGAGACTGGAGGTAATGAATAATGAATTTTGTTCAGCCAATACGTAATCCAGAAGAAATACAGCAGTTAAAAGAATATTTTAAAGAAAAGAGCTTACGTAATTACATTCTCTTCATTATGGGAATCAATACAGGCTTGAGAATCTCGGACATTTTGAAATTGAAGGTAGGAGACGTCAAAGGTAGTCATATATCTATGAGAGAAAAGAAAACCGGGAAACAGAAACGAATACAAATTACCGCAGCATTAAAAAGAGAACTTAAATGGTTTATAGAAGAAAGAGAAGATCATGAGTATTTGTTGCAAAGTAGACAAGGGAAGAATCGTCCTATCGGTCGCAGCATGGCATATAAGATATTAAGTATAGCCGCAGCAGAGTTCGGGTTAGATGAAATAGGAACACATACGTTAAGAAAAACATACGGGTATCACATGTACATGCAAACGAAAAACATAGCGTTACTCATGGAGATATTCAATCACTCGTCAGAGAAGGTCACACTACGCTATATAGGTGTAAACCAAGATGCAATGGATAAAGCAATGACTAGGTTTAAAATCTAATTATTGCTTTTTTCTTTTAAATCTAGGGATATCGTAGCATTTTGGGAAAAAAACACGTTAAAAGTATACAAGATTTTATACAGTTCCAGTAACAAATAAGAACCCTAAAACCGCGCTAGGATAGGAATGTATAAAAAAATGCATAGATCCATAGAACAAAAAAAGAAGGTTCCTTGGTGAACTTACGGTTTCCTCTTTTCATTGCTACCGATAAAAAGACGTTATGTTAACTGATCATGTATACAATATACAACTAAAATCATACAACATATCCTCTCTCTTAAATGGTAAAATAGGGGAAAAGAAAAAAGTAAAGGGGGGGGGCATAAGTGAAATATATTAATGGATTGTACATATCACTTATATTGATGATGTTTATTAATTTATCTAATATCACAATATTTAATAATGAATACTCAGGGATAGCAATGTATATCTCTTCCGTTATATTCATAATTGGAACCGCGTTTTTTGGAAGTGCAAAACGGCTTAAAATTAGTGAGGAAAAATAAAACAAAAAGTAACTTCCAATAATGAGACGTTATGTTAACTTTCTATGAATAGTGTATTCACTTAAAAAACATTACCGAACCCAAAATAAAGGAAATTTAATTATAAGAATAACTTGATAGAAAAACATGATACAATAGAAAAGTCTAAAAATTTTAAATTTAAAGATAACTAATGATAAAAGGGGAAAATTTATGATTAAAACCGCTGTAAAACTTGTAGAATTAAATGCAGAAAACTGGTATGAATGTTGTGAATTAGAATTATCCGATGGACAAGCAGAATATATTGAATCCAATGCTATTTCAATAGCTCAATCAAAATTCGAACCAAATTTAAAACCTTATGCAATTTATTGCGAAGAAAAAGTGGTAGGATTTTTAATGTTTAATTCTGAAATGGAAGAACTTGATGGGTATTGGGTATATAGAATAATGATTGATAAGAAATCCCAAGGTAATGGTATAGGGAAAGCAGCAACTAATTTAATGATTGAAGAAATGACTAAATTACCAAATGCAAAAAAAATAGTAGTGGGTTATCATCCTGAAAATAAAGGGGCCCATTATTTATATTCGAGTTTAGGTTTTGTTGATAATGGTGACAGGTTCGGTAAAGAAATGGCAGTTATCAAATATATAAATGATTAAGAGATCAATATAAAAAAAGAAAAACTCAGAGTCACCTTTTACTTCCGCTAACGAAAATTATGTAAATAAGCTGTCCACATGGGCAGCTTATTTTATTTTTCCACATAGCGTAGGTTATTTTGTAAAATGCTGGTGGTATCCCTATACAGTTACTCATAATTTTCGTACTGTGTAACTCAAAAGAGAAAGTTAAATGAAATCAATGATACCAAGGGATTCAGAAAAAGGGGCAGTTACACACAATATAAGATATGGGTAAGTCATTATACAATTGTTAATTGGAATATTGTATTATTGTATATAAGAATTTAAAGAGGGAGTGTAGCTAATGAGTGTGTTGGAAAATTTAACTGCTTATGGGTTTGGAACAGCTGGCGTTGTATATCTTGCTAAGCAAGGTTTTTTACATGCAATAAAAAGATTAGAAGAGAATCACAAAAGTGAACTTAGAAAAAGAGAAGAAGATTATAAAAAAGAACTTAATAAAGAACTGAAAAGGATTGATGCAAAATTTAAAGTGTTGACTGATAGACAAATAGAAGAACATAAGTCGGAATTAAAGAAAGTTAATGATAAATATCAGATTAGATTTAGTAAATTACATATAGATAGAGCAGAAGCTATAAAGAATTTATACGGAAAGATGAGTGACTTAGAATTAAGTATAAAGAGATTATTAGGGCTCGAAAGAACAATGGATGAGGAACTCTCAAAAGATGAAGTGAAAAAGAAATTTGATGAAGCCAATCGTAAGCTAGGTATATTAATCGAATATTACATGATTAATCAAATTTATTTCCCCGAAGAAGTTTGCGAAACATTTGATGTTTTACAATCGGATTCAAGCTGGACGGTAGCGAATTTTTATTCGTATTATGCGGAGGGCGGAGAAGGAAATAAAGAAACAGAAAAACATCAAATAGAGAGCTATATTAATAATGAATTTCCGAAAATAAAGAGGTCTCTTGAAATTCATTTCAGAAGATTACTAGGAGTAAGTGGATAGTGATTTATTTTATTTAGTGGCAGAGTCATGACCGCTTTTTGGCAGGAAATGTGCCGGTTGTTTTGGAATTAACGTGATATATTTGTATTGTGAGAAGTGGCGGAAAACACAACTCATAATATACCTTTATAATCTATATGTTGTCCAAACGATTTTATAATGATGGTACATAAAATCCGAAACCAGCAGGTGGTAACGATTGAATGATACCGTTATTAAGGAGAGTTTTTGCTCTTCTTCCAGTTACTTAATATTGTTGATGTATATCAGTAGATCTTCATTAAGTGATTGGAAGAAGTTTGAAACTTCACGTACCATAATTGAATTAATAATATAAATCAAAGCATCCATTTGGGTGCTTTTTTATTTTGGAGAGGATGGTTTATATGACGGCATACCATAGGCCGGTTTTGACAGAAAATGTGGATACACATACAGCAGTTTGGGTGAAAGGGTATTCTATTGACAATCCGACTATAGGAACCGAAGTGAAAAGTCAGCTCAATCTTGAACTGACTTTTATGAGTAATGATTATTCGCCAAATAAGTACAAGATATTTTTAGAAGAATTTGAACGATTTCTAAGTAAATACGGGTACTTAAATGGTGAACATAGTTAAGATAATCCTATAAAACCAGTTGTCACTTTTACAGCTGTTGCTGAGAGTACACTTAAAGGAACACTAGATAACTTTTTAGTAAGTTTTTTTGTTTTAGCCCAAACTTTTGAGTCTCTAATAGTATCTAGGAATTCATGTCCTGAAAAAGTAATCGATCCTATTCCTAGAGCATAAATTTCATCTCCATCAAACTGGTAAGAGCCGTTTATGTATCCAGCTTCTATAAGTTTTAAAATGGCGTATATAGATTCGTTTTCGCCGTACTTGTTAAAAGTATTAAATTCTTTTAATTGATGAAGATGAATGTGTTGACCTAGGTTTAATTTTTCTTCTAGTTCCAAAAGAACAGAACGAATACAATCTTGATTTAATTTCATGTTATCACCTCCTTACATTCTACAAATTCGACAAAAAAGAAGGTAATCCTACAAATTATAGAATAGGAAAACAATTGGTAATAAAAGCATTTAATTAGAAATTTTTATTTTGAAGGAGGATGAATGATGGAATGTAAAAAATGACACTTAAACCTTTAAAGCAATATAAGATTGGTCCAAATAAAATCCAATCATTAGATGATGTAATTACTATTTTAAGAAATGTGATGATATGCGTGAATGGTGGAGAAGCGTTGGAAGGTCTGGAGCATTTAATCGAAAAGGGTGACGAATAATGAAACTAACTAAACTAACTAAACAAGAACAAGCGGTTGCAATTGGTACATTCATTTCAATATTAGGACAGGACCTTGTAAATGAATGTATTGATAAACAGAAATTAGAAAGTGTAATTCCAATCTTTAATGAGTTGGAAGATAATACAACACCAAAGCAAAAGAGAGAAGCGATGATTAGTTTGCTTGGTAAGGCAATGGATGAATTTGTTTAGAATAGGGAGTGATGATAGATGCAAGTCTATTGTTCTAACTGTAATAAGGATTACGATATGCAACCACAAGTAGAGCAACTTCCAAAAAGAATTGAGAGGTGTTTCTTTATTTGTCCTCATTGTAAAAATGAACATATTGCTGCATATGTGAACGATAAGATTCGTAGGTATCAAGCGGACATTGCTAAGTACTACGAACGGATTAATAAGAAGAATCTAAACATCGAGGATGAAATGAAACGGTTGAGGAAGAGGATGGAAGGTGCCAAGTAAACCATTCAAGCCGTGTAAGTCGTTAGGTTGCAACGAACTAACACGGGATAAGTATTGCGCTAAACATATTGAAAAGGAAAAAGAAACCGTAAGATATTATGACAAACATATTCGAAACAAAAGCTCACGTTCATTCTATAACTCCAAACCATGGAGAGTTATGCGTGAGTTTGTTTATCGTAGAGATCATGGCTTATGTGTTCAATGTAGAATGAATGGCATTATTAAGATAGGCGATGTAGTCGATCATATCATTCCGTTGCTTGTGGATTGGCTAAGGCGGTTAGATCCAGCTAATTTACAAACACTTTGTCACGCTTGCCATAACAAGAAAACAAAAGAAGATGAGAAGAAACACTGAAAATAATTTGAAAGGAAAAAATTCATAAACAGCCCCCCACCCTGAAAAAGCAAAGGACGGCTCTCCGTAGACCGCCGCCTAGCTTTCCGTGTAAAAAGTTCGTTTTATTCTATAAAAGGGGGTTCAGCCGAGGGAGGTGGTCCGCATAGGAAGGAAAGCGAAGCCGATTCACTTGCATTTGTTAGAAGGTAATACAAATCGATTGACAAAAGATGAAATCGAGCAGCGATTAAAAGCCGAAAAACAGTTACAAGCAAAAAAGGATAAGGTAAAGCCACCAACGTGGTTAGATTCAGTTGCCAAGAAAGAATTTAGACGGATTGCTGGTGAATTACTAGAGCTAGATGTTATTACAAACATAGATGTGAATGCATTAGCAACGTATTGCGATGCTTACTCTGACTATGTTGAATGCACCAAAATTATACGAGAAGAAGGACTTCTTGTTGAATATACCAATAAGGCAGCTGAAACCAATAAAGTTCCACATCCACTACTTACAAAAAAGAAGCAACTGCATGAACAAATGAAGGCTTTGGCTGTTGAGTTTGGTCTTACACCGAGTGCAAGAGCAAAAATTGTAATTCCAAATATAAAACAAGGTCCGAAAACTAATGTAGAAAAGGAGTTTGACGTATAACATGATTAAGCAATGGATGTTGGATTATTGTGATGATGTACTAAGTGGTGAGGTCGTTGCCTGTCAAAAACATAAACAAGCTTGTAAACGATTTTCAAGAGATATTGAGCGTGAAGGTTCTGAAGATTTCCCTTATGTTTTTAATGAAGAGAAGGCACTTCGTTTTTTTAAATGGATGTCTTTATTTAAACATACAAAAGGGAAACTGGCTGGACAAAGGATTGAACCGCATTCTATACAAATCTTTGTATTTAGTAATATTTATGGATGGGTTCATAGAAATACGGGATTACGTCGATTTAAAAAAGCTTATTGGCAAGTAGGTCGTAAAAATGCAAAGTCACAATCTTTAGCGTGCGTTGGTTCATATGAAGCAATGGCCTTTGGTGAGAATATGTCTGAAGTATATGTTGGCGCCACAAAAACAGAGCAAAGTAAAATTGTCTGGAATGAGATTAAAGCGCAGATGAATGGATGCGAGGATTTAAAAGGAAAATTTAATATTGCTTATGGAAAAATTGAACATTTAAAGACAAACTCTTTTATCTCAGCATTATCAAAAGATGCTGGTAAGTCTGGTGACGGTTTAAATGTTCAATGTGGGATTATTGATGAGTATCATGCCCATGCTACTTCTGAAATTTATGATGTCCTTGTATCCGGTTCGGGTGCGCGACCAAATCCATTAATGATGATTATTACAACGGCAGGTTTCAACTTGAATAATCCATGCTATCGTGTGGAATATCAATATGTTGCTAAAATTTTAGACCCAAATATTGATATTGAAAATGAAGAATACTTTGTAATGGTCAATGAATTAGATAAGGATGATGAAATTACAAACCCAAGTGTATGGGAGAAGGCAAATCCTATTCTATGTAGTTATGAAGAAGGGTGCTCTTTTTTAAAGGGAGAGTTACAATCAGCATTAGATGTGCCAGAGAAAATGCGGAATTTCCTTACTAAAAATATGAATCGATGGGTTGATATGAAGGAAAACGGCTACATGGATATGAAAAAGTGGAAAGATTGCGATGGAACTGTTGAATTATCTGAATTAAAAGGTTTGGAATGTACAGTAGGAGTAGACTTATCAGCCAAAATTGACTTAACGAGCATTTCATTTGAGTTCAAGAAGGATGATAAGTATATTGTTTTAAGTCATAGTTTTATGCCGGAAGATACATTAGCTGAGAAGAGACAAACGGATAAAGTTCCTTATGATCTGTGGGTGCAACAAAAATGGATCACGCCAACGCCTGGTGCGGTAGTTGATTATGAATTTATCAAAACACATATTAGAAACATGGAGAAAGAGAATAAGTTCAAAATTAAAGAAATATGTGCTGATCCATGGAATGCAACACAATTTATGCAAGACATGGAAGCTGAAGGATATACGATGATAGAGATACGCCAAGGAATGGCGACTTTATCAGGCCCTACAAAAGATTTTAGAGAACAAGTGTATCTAAAGAAAGTCATCCACAATAACAACCCTGTATTGAATTGGGCAACTAGTAATGCTATAACGAGGCAAGATGCCAATGAAAACATTATGCTGGACAAGTCAAAAGCAACAGAAAGAATCGATCCGATTGCGGCTGTAATAAACTCACATGTTCGTTGTATTCTCAATTCTGGTGAGATGGATTTAAATTCATATATCTTAAGTCAAGATTTCTCATTTTAGGAGGAGTTACATGCGTTTTTTATTGTTTTTTATTAGTATTTTAGAAGATATTTTACTTGTTTCGGGGTTGTCCATCATTGTTGGGACGACTTTTTTTATTAATCCAATTTACGGCTGGTATCTGTTAGGGTTTATTCTCATAATGCTGGGGGTGGTAATGATAAGAAGGTAGAAAGGAGGTGAAACTTTTGATTTTTCGGCATTTATTTAAGAATCAAGACACGACGGATTTGAAAAATCCGTCTCCTTGGTTTAAAAGTCTATTTGGTTATCAAGCCGCAAGTGGTGAAAAGGTTACGGTTGAATCATCTTTAGGAGTCCCGACAGTATATCGATGCATTAATATCCTTGCAAACAGTGTTGCAATGCTTCCTTTTCAAGTTTTTAGAAAGACGTCAAAAGGAAGAGAACGAGATAAGATGCATCAAGTGTCATTTGTTTTGGAAAGACGGCCAAACCCTTATCAAAGCCCATTTAAATTCAAACATTTAATCGAAACGCATCGCAATACATGGGGAAATGCTTACATCAATATTCATTGGGGTGTGGATGGCAGACCGAAAGAATTATGGGCACTAAATCCGGCTGTAACAACTCCAATCGTGGACCTGAAGACAAATAAGTTATGGTATTTTACGAATTTACCAGACGGTACACCTATTAAAATAACTGATGATGACATTATTCATCTTACTACGTTGTCTACTGATGGACTGAAGGGTAAACCACCTATTCAGATTGCAAGAGAGTCTATAGGTAGTTCACAAGCGGCACAAAAATTTAAAGGTAAATTCTTTACAAATGGTGCAGCCCATAGTGGGATATTGAAAACACAACAAGCCCTTGGAAAAGAAGCAAAAGATGTACTTCGTGATGCTTGGGAAGAAGCAAATACAGGTTTGAATAATGCTCAAAGGATAGCGATTTTGGATGCTGGTTTAGAATTTGAGAAAGTCGGGATGCCATTAAAGGATGCTCAATTTATTGAAGGTATGAAGTTCGATAAGGCTGAGATTGCAAACATCTTTAATATTCCATTACACATGATTAATGAGTTAGATCGTGCTACATTCTCAAACATTGAGCAACAGGCATTGGATTTTATCCAAAATACATTGAGTCCAATTCTTATTCAGTATGAAGAAGAATTTTCTTATAAAACATTTTCATTTAATGAACAAAAGCGTTATTATTTGAAATTTAATCTAACAAGTTTACTTCGCGCTGATTCTAAATCTAGAGCGGAATTTTATAAGATTATGTTAGATGCTGGTGCTTTCTCAATCAATAAAGTATTAGAGCTTGAAGATATAGATGGAATTGGAGAATATGGTGATAAACATCGTGTCGATCTAAATCATGTATCCATTGAGATTGCGGATGAATACCAATTAGCGAAAGCTAGTGGAGGTTTGTCGCTGAAAGGAGGTGAGGACAATTAAAGACGTATTCACTATTAAAAATCAAACGGAATCGTCAGCTGACCTATTTATCTATGGTGACATCATAAATAATACAGGTTGGAAATGGGATGATTCTGACATTATGCCTGATGATGTGAAAAATATTTTGGGGCAATTGGATGATAAAAGTAACCTTAATATCTATGTAAATAGTGGCGGTGGCTCTGTATTTGCTGGTTTAGCCATTTATAACATGTTAAAGCGCAATAAGGCTCAAAAAACTGTTTATGTAGATGGTGTTGCAGCTTCTATCGCTTCCGTAATCGCCCTGGCTGGTGATCGTGTTGTTGTCCCTTCTAACGCATTCTTAATGATTCATAAACCATGGACTGTTGGTGTAGGGAATGCAAATGACCTTCGTAAAATGGCAGAGGACTTAGACAATATTGAGTCAGGTATCATGAATGTATACAAAGAAAACTTAAAAGAAGGCATTGAAATTGAAGAAATTCAACAATTAGTAGATGCTGAGACTTGGTTAAGTGGTGAAGAAGCTGAAAAATACTTCGATATTGAAGTTGTGGAAGCAAAAGAAGTTGCCGCTTGTATGAGCGATTACTTTGATAAATATCAAAAAACACCTAATAAAGTAGTTGCAAAAGCTCCTTTTATTCCAAAGAAGGACAATAATGAACAATTAAAAATTCAAAATGCACTAGACCTGTTAGAACTATAGGTCTATTTTTTGTGCCAATATAAGGAGGAAATACCGAATGGATAAACGTGAACAAGAATTACGTCAAAAAGTTTCTGACTTAAAAGCGAAAGCAGAAGAGTTTAATAATAGCGGTAAATATGAAGATGCAAAGGCAAAAATTGAGGAAGCAAAAAACGCGAAAAATGAATTAGATAACTACCTAGCAATGAAGCAAATTCAAGTTCCTGAGCCTGTAAACTCACAAGCAGGAGCGTTACCTCCAGCATCAGTTAAAAATGAAGATCCATCATACAAAGACGTATTTATGAAAGCTATTCGTGGTCAAAGTTTAAGTCATGAAGAAGTAAGTGTTATGCAGGAATATAAAGCAGCTTTATCTGAGAATACAGGTAAAGATGGCGGTTATATTGTTCCAGAAGATATTACTACAACTATTAATCAGTTAAAACAAACGGTTGATAACTTAGAACAATATGTAAATGTACAACCTGTTTCAACAAATAAAGGAGCTCGTACATTAGAAAAGCGTGCGGCATCAACACCATTTGCTCCATTATCTGAGTATGGTAAGCCGAATGCAATGCAAGAAATTGCTTCTCCTGAATTTGATCGTTTATCTTATGCAATTGAAGATTACGCAGGATTCTTACCAGTACCAAATGATTTATTAGATGATACAGATCAAGCTTTAGAAGAATATTTACGCCAATGGATCGCTAAGAAATCTATTGCTACTCGTAACTATCTAATTTTACAAGAACTTAACAAATTGACAAAGGTTGATTTTAAAGATTATAAAGGCATTAAAACAGCGTTAAATGTTACATTAGACCCGGCATTTGCAGCTGGAGCTAATATTTTTACTAACCAAGATGGATTCAATTACTTAGATCAGTTAGAAGATAAAAATGGTCGTCCGCTTCTTCAACCAGATCCAACAAATCCAACACGTAGTTTGCTGTCAGGAAAACTGGTTATTACTTTGTCCAATAAGACAATCGCCACAGATAAAGATGGGAAAGCACCTTTCATTGTTGGTAATTTAAAAGAAGCCATCATTCTTTGGGATAGAAAACAATTATCTATCGATATGACTACAGAAGGTGGAAACGCTTGGAGAACAAATACTTCTGAATTCCGAGCAATCGAGCGTGAAGATGTTACGCCATGGGATACAGAAGCAGTTGTGTATGGACAAATTATTGTTACGCCTAAAACAGGAGCTTAATAAGGTAGGAGGTGTCCTTCTTGGTGCTAAAATTAGAAGAAGCAAAGAAGTATCTTCGTGTGGATGGTGATGAGGAGGACGATCTCATTACATCTTTCGTAACAGCAGCTGAAATATATATTAAAAATGCTACAAGTAAAAATGTGGATTTAAAAAGCGAGCTTGCTAAATTAGCAGCTCGCATTTTAATCGCTCATTGGTATGAAAACCGTGAAGCGGTTGGAAAAGCTGAACAATTGGCATTTAGTTTGCAGTCGATATTAGTTCAGTTGCAATATTGTGGTGGTGATTCAAGTGAATCCAGCTAAATTAGATAAACGTCTTACATTTCAAGTGAAAGACGATGAAGCAAAAAGCCCAGACGGTGATCCAATCGAAGGTTATAAAAATTCTTTTACTGTATGGGGCTCTTTTATTTTTTTAAAGGGAAGAAAATACTTTGAAGCAGCATCAGCTAATAGTGAAGTTCAGGGTGAAACGGAAATACGATTTCGCGCAGATGTGAATGCTGATATGAAGATTAAGTACAAGAACGTAATGTATGACATTATTTCAGTTATTCCAACTGAAAAACATACTTTATCAATCATGTGGAAGCGTGGTGGAATGAATGGCTGATGGTGTTGATTTTTTAGGTTTTGATCGCTTGATATCCGAATTAGAACAAATGGGTCTACGTGGGGAAAAGATTGAAGATAAAGCTCTTGCAGCTGGTGGCGAACCGATTCGGAAAGCTATTTCTGAAATAGCCCCAAGAAGCGATAGCCCTAAAAAAGCAACAAAAAGTGAACCTTGGCGTACGGGGCAACATTTAGCTGATAATATCCGTGTTACAAAAGCTAAAATGGAAGGCGGCATAAAAACTATTAAGATTGGAATAGATAAAGCAGATCGTTCTCCATATTTCTATGGAAAGTTCGTAGAATGGGGAACATCTAAAATGCCAGCACAACCATTTATAGAACCAGGCTTTAATTCTTCAAAAGAAGCCGCAATTCGTGCTATGACAGACATCTTGAAGAATGAAATGAGGCTGAATTTATGATGAATTTACGCCCCGAAATTGTGCAAGCTCTTGAAAATAATCAGGAGCTTGTTTCTTTATTAGGTGGAAAACGTGTTTATTATCGTAAAGCCAAAAACGCTGAAGAGTTTCCGCGTATTACGTTTTTCGAACTAGACAATAGACCAGATGGCTTTGCAGATAACAAGGAAAGTGAAAGTGAAATTACATTCCAAATAGATATTTGGTCAAAAGGCAGTACAACAGCAATCCATCAAAAAGTGAATGAAATCATGAAAAGTATTGGTTTCTCACGTTATGCAGTTGCTGATTCATACGAAGATGATACACAAATTTTTCATTACGCGATGCGATTCGCGAAAGGAGTGGAGTTATAAATGGCTGGAGAAATTATTACAATTAGTTCGACTGTAGGTGTTGATAGTCTTGTTTATGCAAAACTAACAAAAGATAATGTAACAGGTGTGGAATATGCAACGGTAAAGAAAATGGAAGGTGCTGTAAAGGTTAAAACATCTAAAAAGGTATCTTCTGAGATTATGTGGAGCGATAATAAGAAATCAGAAATTGCAGAGTCTGACGGTGAAATTGAGGTTGAAATCGAACTTCGTAGTATTTCGCTTTCAACTAAAGCAGACATTGAAGGATATCCTGAAGTTAAAGATGGCGTATTAGACGAAAAACGTGAGGGTGAAAAGCCATATCTAGCTATTGGATATCGTTTTTTAAAGGCAAATAATAAGTATCGTTATGTTTGGCTACTTAAAGGAAAGCTTTCACAAGAGGAAGAAGAGGGTGAAACTAAGAAAGATAAGCCAAACTTCCAAACAACTAAACTAAAAGGAACTTTTATTGAGCGTGATTTTGATGATAGACCAAAATTTACAGCTGATGCAGATGAACCTACATTTACAAAAACGGTAGGTGATAATTGGTTTAGTAAGGTATATGAAAAACCAGTAACACCGCCAGTAGGAAAGTAAGGGGGAGCAAAAGCTCTCTCTTTTTTATTAACTAAGGAGGAATAAACTATGAAATTAACTTTACGAATCAATAAGGAAAATAAAACTTTTAATTTACCAGAGTTCATTCCAGCTCGCCTAATCCGTCAGGCGCCTGAGCTTGCCGATATTCCAAATAACCCTGGTCCAGAGGATATGGATAAAATGGTTAAATTTGTGGTGAATGTTTATGATGAACAATTCACCTTGGATCAATATTGGGATGGTGTGGATGCCCGTAAATTCTTATCAACAACGTCAGATGTAATTAATGCTATTGTCAACGAAACTGTGGATGCAGCTGGTGGTACACCTGGAACTGGAGAAGAAGAAAACCCAAACGCTTAGAGGGGGGAGGGCTGACGTTCAGTGAGTTTATGGACGAGCTCTACCTCTCTTTATTACGTCAGGGATATAAACACCATCACATCGATAACGAAATGGATATTTGGCATTATTTAAGGTTGAATCGCAAGCATCGTGATCAAAGTAATTCAAATAGTACAAATCAAAATTCAAATGAAATTGAAGTTCCAGCGGAAAACATTATCTAGCAAGGGGGTGAGACATTGGCGAATGAAATGAATAATCTAGTAGTTAGGCTTTCCCTTGATAATGTAAATTTTCGCCAAGGTATTGCGAATTCAGGACGTGCAGTAAGGACTTTACAGAATGAATTGAAATCAATTAGTACTGGTATGGGTGGTTTTGCAAACGCTAGTGAGCAAACACGAGCCAAAACGGATGCACTTAATAGATTAATTGAAGCACAAAAAGAAAAAGTTAGAGCATTACGCCAAGCCTATGATCAAAATAAGGCTAAGTTGGGTGAAAATGATGCAGCAACTCAACGATACGCTTCACAGGTTAATAAGGCGGTCGCTGATTTAAATAGATTCGAAAATGAATTAAAACAAGTAAACCGTCAAGCTGAACAAAAAGGGATGGATAAGTTAAATAATTCTTTGAAATCCTTACAGGCTGAATTTCAGTCTATTACAACAGGCATGGGCGGTTTTTCAAATGCAACAGAGCAAACACGGGCAAAAATTGATGTTCTCACTCGCATGGTGGATAAGCAGAAAGAAAAGATTAGGGAACTTCAACAAGCCTATAATCGTGCAAAAACTGAAGAAGGCGAAGCGAGTCAATCGGCACAACATTATGCTGAACAAATTCATCGTGCTACAGCTGAACTTAATAGATTTGAAACTGGGTTACAGCAGTCAAATCGTGAATTAGAGCAGCAAGGTAATCGTTTATTGAATTTTGGTAATCGTATGGAGACATTAGGTAACCATTTGCAAAATGCAGGAATGCAAATCGGTATGGTGTTTGGCGGTATGACTTATGCGATAGGACGTGGTTTAAAATCCGCGGTTACTGAATCAATGAATTTTGAACAACAAATGGCGAACATTAAAGCAGTATCTGGTTCTACTGGAGAAGAAATGAAAAAGTTAAGCGAATTAGCTATTAACATGGGAGAAACGACAAAGTACTCTAGTGTTCAAGCAGGACAAGGTATAGAGGAATTAATAAAAGCAGGAGTTAGTTTAACAGATATTATAAATGGTGGTTTAGAAGGTGCTCTTAACTTAGCTACAGCAGGAGAGCTAGAATTAGGCGAGGCGGCAGAGATTGCATCCACAGCCTTAAATGCATTTAAAGCAGATCACCTTTCAGTAGCAGATGCAGCTAACATATTATCAGGTGCAGCAAATGCATCAGCTACAGATGTACGTGAACTAAAATATGGTTTAGCGGCATCGTCAGCAGTAGCAGCAGGGGCTGGAATGACGTTTAAAGATACAGCTACGACTCTTGCAGTATTTGCTCAGAATGGGTTAACATATAGCCCCGTTGCGGAGAGATTCGCAGCGTAAAGGACGTGAATTGCTGGGAAGCTAAGGTTATATAACTATGCTAATCAGCAGCCGAGTCATTTAGGAATAAATGAAGGGTTCAGAGACTAGGGTATGGAGTCCAGAACGGACAGTAAAACCCCACGAGCGCGCCCCATCCTAAGGTGTAAGGCGAGGATGATGATATAGTCCGATACTCCAGTGAAAATTGGAGAATATGAGATAAAGAGCTCATATATAACGAATGTAAAAGGGTCTGATGCAGGTACTTCACTAAAAACAATGCTTATGCGGTTAAACCCATCTACTAAAGAAGCGTATAACAAAATGAAAGATTTAGGTCTTATCACATATAACGCCCAAGCGGGTTTTGATTTCTTAGTAAAAAACGGTATTCAACCAGCTTCAAGAAATGTAGGAGATATAGAAGTTGCTTTAGAAAAATACGTAATGAAAACCGAAGGGGTAACAAAGTGGAACGATAAATGTGATACAGCATTCCGTGAGTTAGCCACAAGTTCGGCTTTTTTATCATCAAAATTTTATGATCAACAAGGGCATATTCAAAGTCTAGAAAATATTTCAGGAACACTTCATGAGTCTATGAAAGATTTAACAGACCAACAACGAAGTATGGCTTTAGAAACATTATTTGGTTCGGATGCTGTACGTGGTGCAACTATTCTCTTTAAAGAAGGAGCAAAGGGTGTTAATGAGATGTGGGATTCCATGTCGAAGGTTACAGCGGCTGATGTCGCAGCAACTAAAATTGATACTCTACAAGGACGAATTACATTATTAGACTCGGCATTTTCTACAATGAAAAAGACAATTGGTGACGCGCTTGCCCCTGTGGTTAGTGCTTTTGTTGCTGGATTGCAGAAACTTGTGGATGGATTTAACTCATTACCAGGTCCAGTACAAAAGGCCATTGCAATTACAGGTGGTATTGTTCTTGCGCTAACGGCGGTAGCAACGGCAATAGGTGTAGTTCTTGCTGCAGTTGGGATGATCATGTCTGGGATTGGAGCATTAGCAACAGCATTAGGAATTGCTGGTGGTGCAGCGGGTCTGGCAGGTGCTGCAGTTGGGATGTTAGGAAGTGCATTGGGAGTGCTTCTTGGTCCAGTTGGCTTAATTGCAGCCGCTCTCATTGGAACTGGGGTTGTCGCATATAAAGCATATCAAAAAGCAACAGAGGACAGTATTGCTTCGGTAGATCGTTTCGTTACGAATACAGAGGGGAAAGTAAGTTCATCCACAAAGAAAGTTCTTGGTGAGTATTTCAAGTTATCTGATGGTATTAGACAAAAGTTAACTGAAATTAGATTGAACCATGAAGTGATAACTGAAGAACAATCACAAAAGCTAATCGGACAGTATGACAAGTTAGCTAACACAATTATAGAAAAAACAAATGCAAGACAACAAAAAGAGATTGAAGGCCTTAAAAAGTTTTTCGCTGATTCATATGTTTTAACAGCAGAAGAAGAAAATAAGCGCATCGAGCAACTAAATCAGCATTACGAACAAGAAAAATTAAAGACCCAAGAAAAAGAAAATAAAATCAAAGAAATTCTTCAAACCGCAGCGAGAGAAAACAGAGAGTTAACAACATCAGAACGCATCTCCTTGCAAGCTTTACAAGATGAAATGGACAGAGTTGCTGTAGAGCATATGTCTAAAAATCAAATGGAGCAAAAAGTTATTCTTGAAAATATGCGCGTACAGGCTAGTGAGATTTCAGCTAGACAGGCAGCGGAAGTTGTAGAGAATAGTGCCAAAGCAAGAGATAAAGTTATTGAAGATGCGAAAAAGACGCGCGATGAAAAAATTGCAGAGGCAATTCGTCAGCGTGATGAAAATAAAACAATTACTGCTGATGAAGCGAATGCAATCATTGCTGAGGCAAAACGTCAGTATGATAGTACAGTTTCCACGGCAAGAGATAAGCATAAGGAAATTGTGAGTGAAGCAAAATCCCAAGCTGGGGAACATGCGAATCAAGTAGATTGGGAAACTGGACAAGTAAAATCTAGGTTTGAAGTTATGAAAGATGATGTTGTTCGAAAAATGAAAGAAATGGGTTCGGATGTTTCCAATAAATATGATGAGATGAAAAATGCAGCCAGTAATAAAGTAGAAGAAATCAAAAATACTGTTTCAAGAAAATTTGAGGAACAGAAAAAAGCTGTTAAAGATAAAATGTCAGAAATAAAACATGACATTGAGGATAAGTGGAATACAGTCGAAAAATACTTTAGCACTATAAATCTACGTTCCATCGGTAAATCAATTATAGAAGGGCTTGGTAAAGGATTAGATGATGCTTCAGGCGGTCTGTTCAGTAAGGCAGCGGGAATTGCAAATGATATTAAAAAGACTATTTCTGGAGCGTTAGAAATTAACAGTCCATCTAAAGTGATGATACCAGTCGGTAGTGCAGTTCCAGAAGGTGTTGGAGTTGGTATGGATAAGGGGAAACGATTTGTTGTGGATGCAGCAAAAAATGTAGTTGGAACGGTTAAGAAACAGATGGGGAATATGCCATCTGTTTTTGATTTTGGATTCCAAACGTCGCATTATAGTATCCCTTATAATGCATTGGGTGATTTCAATGGGTATACGCAACCACAATCATCCTATAACAATGCACCTACAGCAAAAACTATGTTCTCGGATAGATCAGGTAGAGAACAAGAACTGAATGTAACGGTAAATATGACAAACGTTTTAGATGGAAAAGAATTAGCGAATGGAAGTTACGCATATACTACAAAGCTTCAAGATCGTGAACAAAAAAGAAGAGCGGAATTTTAAGGGTGGTGAGCACGTTGGGGAAAATCAGTTTTACTTTTAATAAGATCAGAAAAGATTATATTCAAATGCTAGTTGGAAGAAAACGCCCTTCCTGGGCTCCAGTTAAAAGAAAATTAGTAAGAGTCCCTCATCGCGCAGGGGCTCTTTTTCTTAATACAGAAACGGAGGAACGTCGTATTGATGTTCCTCTTGTAATTAAAGCGAAAAAAGATATGGCTGATTTACAAAAGGTAAAAGAAGATTTAGCGGATTGGCTATATACAGAGCAGCCAGCCGAACTTATTTTTGATGATGAATTAGACAGGACATATCTAGCTTTAATTGATGGTTCTGTAGACTTGGATGAGATAGTCAATAGAGGAAAAGGTGTCATTACTTTTGTTTGTCCGATGCCATATAAATTAGGGAAACAAAATACTCATACGTTCTCTCAAAATGGCTCTACAGAAGTGGCGACTTCTTTTATCAATCAAGGGAATATAGAAGCACCTCCAATTATTGAAGTGGAGGCCCAAAAACCAAGTACATTTTTAGATGTGTGGTTTGGTGAGCAGCCGTATAATCGTGATTACTTCAGAATTGGTTATCCTTTGAAAACAGAGCAATTACCTGTAGAAAGAAATCAAAGACTTATATGGGACGAAATGGCTACCACTGTAGGGTGGAGTAAAGTCAGTTCAATGGAAGACGGCAATCTAATTGGTGAAATGAAGACAGATAAATACCAATTCTATTGTTCTGATTTTGGTACCAGTACAGGTAAAGGATGGCATGGTGCAGCTGTTAAAAAAAGTATCCCTGGTGGCCCAGTGCAAGATTTTATTATGCAAGCCTATGTTACATGTAAGAGTAAAAAAATTAATGAAATGGGCCGAGTTGAGATAGCGATACTCGATGAAAATAGCAAGGTTCTTTCCAAAATTGCTATGAACGATCTCTTTTGGCAAGCTGAGCAAAATTTCGGAACGATGGTTATTGGATATGATAACAAACCAGGGAAAACGGGATTGATTTATGAGAGTGGTGATTATCCGAATACTTGGAATCAGTATTTTGGTCGATTGTGGATAGCTAGAACCGGAAATGTATGGGAAGCATATATTTCAAAATTCTTGCCGGGGACAGAGAAAGATGATTCAGAACGTTTTGCACGGTGGACAGATGAAAATAATTATCATATGGAAAAAGCCGCACAAATTCAGATTAGTATTATGCAATGGCAAGACGTTCCACCAGTAGAAGCGATGTCAGTTAGCGATTTGAAATTTTGGAAAGTGAATTTAAATACCAAAAACGATCCGCCTTACATTTTTGACGCAGGAGACAAAATTATTATTGATACGGAAAAAAGTCTTGTAACAATTAACGGTAAGAATGCAATTAATTTAAAAGACATTTTTAGTAATTTTCCAACTGTAATATGTGGTGAGAATCGTATCAATATAATGCCAGCAGATGTTAAAGCGACTGTTAGTTATAGGGAGAGATATAGATGAGAACACCAAGCGAAATTTTGCATATTGTGGATTTTAAAACAGATCAAATCGTTGCAGCTATTCAGCCACAGAACTATTGGGACGATAAAAGGCACTGGGAAATCAAAAACAATGTTGATATGTTGGATTTTACAGTTTTTGATGGCACAACTCATTCGGCTACGTTACAACAACAAAACCTTGTTTTAAAAGAAGTACGAGACGGAAGAATTGTACCATATGTTATTACAGAAGCTGAGAAGAATTCGGATAAACGATCCATTACCACATATGCTTCAGGAGCTTGGGTTCAAATCGCTAAGTCAGGCATTATAAAACCACAACGAATAGAAGGTAAAACAGTAAACGAATTCATTGATATGGCCCTAGTAGGAATGAAATGGAAACGTGGAAAAACAGATTATGCAGGATTCCACACAATGACTATTGATGAATTTATGGATCCGTTAACGTTTTTAAAGAAAATAGCTTCTTTATTTAAATTAGAAGTCCAGTACCGCGTTGAGATTCAAGGTTCACAAATCATTGGATGGTATGTTGATATGATTCAAAGGCGTGGTCGAGACACGGGGAAAGAAATAGAACTGGGGAAAGATTTAATAGGTGTTACACGTATTGAACATTCAAGGGATATTTGTACAGCACTAGTTGGCTTTGTGAAAGGTGAAGGCGATAATGTAATTACTATTGAAAGTATCAATAGGGGACTTCCCTATATTGTTGATAATGATGCATTTCAACGATGGAATGAACGTGGTAAACATAAATTTGGTTTTTATACACCAGAAACTGAAGAATTAGACATGACTCCAAAACGTTTAATGACTTTAATGGAAATAGAATTAAAAAAACGTGTCAATTCTTCAGTTTCTTATGAAGTAGAAGTACAATCGATTGGACGTATTTTCGGACTAGCACATGAACTAATTAATGAGGGAGATACGATCCGAATCAAAGATACAGGATTCACACCTAAGTTATACCTTGAAGCACGTGTAATTGCTGGTGATGAATCTTTTACGGACCCTACACAAGATAAATATGTGTTTGGTGATTATCGCGAAATTACTGATCCAAACGAAGAACTACGAAAAATTTATAATCGAATCTTAGGGTCATTAGGCAATAAACAAGAGCTGATAGATCAGTTAGATAAATTAGTGAAAGATGCAAATGAAACAGCTAGTAATGCTAAGAAAGAATCCGAAGCAGCGAAAACACTGGCTGAAAAGGTTCAAGAGAATCTTAAAAATAACACGGTAGAAATCATTGAAGCTAAGAATCCACCGACAACGGGGATGCAACCTTATAAAACACTTTGGCGTGATATTAGTAATGGGAAGCCTGGTATTTTGAAAATATGGACAGGCGCAGCTTGGGAATCGGTTGTACCAGATGTTGAATCCGTTAAGAAAGAAACACTTGAGCAGGTTAATAAAGATATTGAATCAACAAAAACAGAATTAAATCAAAAGGTTCAAGAGACACAAAATCAGGCGACGGGACAATTCAACGAAGTAAAGGAAAGTTTACAAGGTGTCAACCGTACAATTTCTAATATTGAAAATAAACAAGGTGAAATTGATAAGAAAGTAACTAAGTTTGAACAGGATTCTAATGGATTTAAAACTTCTATTGAATCATTAACGAAAAAAGATACCGAAATTAGTAATAAATTAAATACTGTCGAATCAAATGCGGAAGGTACAAAAAGGGCTATTTCTGATGTGCAACAAACAACTAATGATCTAAAGAAGACCACAACTGAAGTTAAAGAACAAGCAGGAAAGATTAGTGAAAAGTTAACAACTGTAGAAACAAAGGTTAATAGCGATAAAGCCGGTGGACGTAATCTGTTATTAGATTCAAATGCTAAATACGAAAAAACGGATTATTTAATCAATGTATTTTCGCTAACTGAAAATTTTGTTGCAGGTGAAGAATATACTTTTGTAATTAAAGGGAGTGTACCTGCAGGTCAAAAGTTTGGTATTTGGATGAATGGTGGGTCTAGTAATGTTGGATATGCAACAAGTGTTTATGCGAATGGAATTACCTATGTAACTTTTAAAGCTGTAGCAGTAACGAGTGGAAATGAAAGAAAGTTGAGCCTATATAACTTTCCGAGTAACACTACAAAAGCCACTGTAGAATGGGTCGCTTTATATAAAGGTAATAAGCCACAGGATTGGACACCAGCTCCAGAAAATCAAGTAACGAATGATGAATTCACTAAAAAAACAACCGAGATTGAAAAAAATGTGGATGGTGTAACAAATACTGTATCTAAGGTGAAGAATAGTCAAGATGGATTCGAAAAGCGCATAACTACAGTAGAACAAACAGCAACTGGATTATCTTCCACAGTGAACGAATTAAACAATGTTGTATCAGATCAAGGGAAAAAGCTTACTGATGCAAATACAAAACTCGAACAACAGGCAACAGCAATTGGTGCAAAAGTTGAGCTTAAACAAGTAGAAAATTATGTTGCTGGATTTAAGATACCTGAGTTGAAGCAAACAGTCGATAAAAATAAACAAGATTTGTTGGGCGAATTAGCTAACAAACTTGCAACTGAGCAATTTAATCAAAAAATGACTTTGATTGATAACCGCTTTATTATCAATGAACAGGGGATTAATGCTTCAGCCAAAAAGACAGAGGTATATACAAAAGAGCAAGCAAATGGGCAATTTGCCACATCATCTTATGTAAGAGATATGGAAACCCGTCTTCAGTTAACTGAAAAGGGTGTTAGTATATCTGTAAAAGAAAATGATGTAATCGCAGCATTCAATATGAGTAAAGAAAACATTACTTTGAATGCGAATAGGATTAACTTAAGAGGTTTTATTACAGCGGATCATATCAAAGGGCAAGTTTTAGAAGGAGTAACACTTAAAACGAGTGGAAACAGATTTGTTGAAATAAATAAACAAGACATGAAGATTTTCGATTTAGATAAGCCACGTGGTTATATAGGATTTATGGAGACAAATGATGGAAGTATTCAACCTTCATTAGTCCTTGGTTCTGATAATAGAAAATACGCTGGTACAGGATCATTTTATATTTATCAAGTCATGCCGCGAATTAATGGAGTCGATCAACCTTCTAAAGCGTATGCAAAATTTGGGGTTTCTAAAGGAGAAAATGCAGAAGGAACTAATATTTGGTCAAATTATATTCAAATGCAGAATGACGGTGGACATCTGAGCGTATATTCAGATGGACAATTTCGTTTTCAAAACTTGAATGATATTATTTTTGAATCTGAAGGGTGGGCTCCAGGATATGGTTACTTCTCTGTAACTACAACTGAACCGCATATTTTTAACAATAACAAGGGACAGTTTACTTTCAAAAGAAAAGGCAGTGACTATAAAATACATTTCATAAACGGCGCCACCGATCATGATTTAATCATGGGTAATGCAATGATAAGATCAAGTTTTGTACAAGGTTATAACAACGGATTACAGATTAAAGATATGATGGGTCAAGGATGGAAAGATATAGAATTAAGAACACTACGAGCGCAAGAAAATATAAATGCTAATGGTCAAATGTGGGCGAAAGCATTTAATCCTACGTCAGCTAGAAATATGAAAGAGAATATAAAAGATATTCCTTTCTCAGCTCTTGATAAAATCATGAGTTTGGCTATAAAACAGTACAATTTCAGAGACGACATGTATGATTTGTATCAAATGCGTGTGAACAAACCAGAAGAACAAACAGAACCATATACAACAAAAGAAATTGAAACGTATTTCGGTATGATTGCAGACGATACGGACGCTATATTTACAGATAAAGAGAAACGGGCTATAAATTTATATAATACTGTTTCTATCTTTATTGTAGCTTTCCAACAGCAGTATCATCAATTTAACGAAGAGTTAACTACTGTTAAAAGTGAGAATAAACAACTAAAAGAGCAGGTTACGACCCTAGCAAGCGATGTGTCCACATTAACAGATTTAGTTCAAAAATTAATTAGTGAGAAACCAGAGCAGCTATAAGCTGGTCTTTTTTTATTGCTTAAAAGGGGTGGTCAAAGTGGAAGGGTTACAAGATGTACGAAGTGATGTTCAAGAAATAAAGCAAGATATTAAGGACATTCGCTTAGAGATTAAAAGTTTAGAAATGCGGACAACAGGCAACGAAAAAGACATTATCAATATCAACAAACAGCTAGATAAAATCAGCGCCAATACTACCTGGATTTTACGACTTATTGTCGGCGGAATTGTTGGAGCAGCTCTCACTTTCTTTTTGAAAGGAGGTGGTATGTAATGTTTGAAATTACTGTAATGATTGGAATTGTAGTAGGTCTTTCACAGATTGGAAAAACAATTGGATTACAAACAAAATATGTTCCGTTACTAAATTTAACGCTTGGCATTATGCTTGGCGTTTTATTTATGGGCGGAGATATCAAAACAAATGTATTCCAAGGAATCATCATTGGACTATCAGCAAGTGGATTATTTGACCATACAAAAATTATGAAAAAGGATGTTGATGCTAAATGA